ATGTAAAATATCCAACCAGGTACTGAAAAGATAGGTACCAACTTGCGACGTTACGTCGCGAGTAAACTATGGCAGTGGACGATAATCAAATCCACGGACCATAGTCATGCCACTGTGGAGCGTATAGCCGCTTTTTAAAGCGGATAGAAACTACAGACCTAAGATCAAAGCTATTTCCATAGCCTTGGTCACTTGATCGACGCCACAGACGAGTATTTAACATACCGTCTGAGCAGTCCTCAAGGCTCACAGGTGTTACAACGAGACCAGGGTGTAGATAACCACACCATTGGTCACGTGCTAAGGATGGACGGGCTTCGTCGAAATTTGAAACAAAGCCCGACGTCAGGTATCGAGATTCAACACGGAATCTTAAAGACTCCGGAGCGGAACGAACGATATATGACCAGATTCCAAACAAACGTTGATCACAGCCATAACCAAGGTTACGGCGATGAGCAAGAGTTCGGATGGAATTTGCAAACTTATAAACATCTAGTATGCTGAGAACTGGATCTTTTAGAAAGATCGGTTTTACGTCAAGGCCCGCAAAGAAGTAACTACCACAGCTCTCTCGAAAGTAACCAGAAGAGAAACTCTTCTGTTTATTAACGGTAAAGCCGAGGAAGGTGCAGAATTGCGAGTATAGGTCAAAGCACGACGACGGCAAAATAATGTCATCACCAAAGACAGAAACCTCATCAGTACTGGCATGGTTGTATTCACATACAGCCAGGGCAGCACAAACAAAGATGAGGGATTCTAATTCAAAGGTGAAGCCGTTACCCATAGCAGAGAATTTCTCGTATGGGTGACAGCTACCGTCGAGCTCGTAGTTATGACTTCGAAAGGTGTCAAGGATGCTATACCAGCGAGGAGGTAAGATTTCTCTAACCAATTCGCGGGATATAGTATCCGAAGCACTTGAAAAATCAACAGTAGCAAGAGAACCATCAATGGAACCCTTCAGGGCGCCAAGCTGATTCTTCTTGTCAGAGTTGAGATCGAAGCCTACGCGACCAAGGCGTCTACGAATCGATTTACCTATAGCCAGCTGAAACCAGGTGTTTAGCCCGGGTTCAATGGCGATAGTACGATCAGTTTTAGCGTTCTTGGGCACAGTAATGACTTTATTACCGTGAGTACAAATCAGAGATTGCAGCTTAGACTCGTCAAACCAACGAGGATAGGCGGCAACCAAAGAGCTGGCCACGGCGGCATATGCATCAGTTGTTATTCCACATTCTTCGCGGAACTTCCGAGGGGCCGAGACATTCTTACCCTTTACAAGGTGAGAGACGCCAGGTCCCCAGGAGCCTAAATCGAAGAGTTCGTCAGCCGACAAGTCGCCTAAGATAAACTCTATTTTCCGAATCATTGTATTAAGCAATGATACGCAGGGACCAGTATACAACTGATCTTCTGAGAGATTTCTGAAGCGTTTGTTGACTATCTTGCAGCACTCCTCTGACGTCTTAAAGGAGTTTAGAGCTTTTTGACGCTTATCGATTCCGGTATTTAGGAATTTCGATTTGCGTAAAAGGCTCACCGCGGCGAGATCATCACGAAGACGGAAGCGGTCAATATAATTGGCCGGTTCAATCTCCTTTTCGACAAGTTGTTTGAACTCACGAGCCCGATACAAAATCAGGCAAGTGAGACTAACAGGTGTGTCGAGTGATATGTAGAACTCTTCAATCTGACGACTTAGTCGTTCAGGAGGCAAACGGTATGTTCTGATATCAGAACGTAACCGACGGAGGTTATCGGATCGTAGACTCTTAGAGCCTCGACCTGTCATCTGCTTTAGCATAATGGCATTCCCTTTATGAAGTTGAGGTGTCAGCTAAGCTGACACCAAGGAACGAGATTAGTAAATAGTCTCGTTATTCTGAACCAGAGCGGTAACAACTGCATCAGCGAGCAGATTCTTTGCCAAGGCAAGGATATCTTTTCGATTTTGCAGAGTGCTACGCTCAGGCATCAGAAATGTCATGTCAGCCGTGAGATCATAGGCTTTCGTCGGAGCGGGCGCAATGCCCGACATCGTCGAATTGCTGATGGTCTCAAGGACTGGCAGGACCAACTTCAAGCGGGCCTTGTAAAGACGTGAAGTCTTCGAAGGTGCCGTTAGGCTGGCAGATATGACCGGATAACCGACCGAAATACCACCTGAACGATCCGCGAAAGACGCGATAGGACCAGTGATGGTCACAGGCGCGAATGTGTGCGCTACCGGAGTAGCGGCACCGTCGTTAATGACGATGTTGCCGATTGCTGGCATGTTGTTTCTCCTAAGGATTGAGTTTATGCTCTAATGAATACGTTGGCGCAGAAGGGCTAGAGTAAGCATGAGATGCTGAAAACTGGCAGGACTACGGAAAGAGGGCAGACGAGTACCGGGAGCAGAACCGAGAACGGTTCTGACCTTGGTCTTGACTGTCTTCTGACCGTTGATCTGACCAGATGCATTCCATGACGAATTCGAGCCCCACCACTTCGACGAATCGTAAGAGCGTTCGGCTTGATACTGAGTTTCCACGGTTACAGTTTTAGACCCAGTAATAAAGGTCAGACCTGTCTCTGCGGTTAGTGATTGAATGTAATTTCCTATAGGAAGTATCCAATCAATCACGAAACTCCAGGGGAGCACTTCCCAAGCGATCTCAGCCGGATTAATCAGGCCGAGGTTCTTGAGCGTAGAGGCTGTACCGTTTGTTATTTTGTATTCCAAACGATAGTGAATGGTAACTTTACAACGAGTAGTCTGTGAATCGGTATAATACCAATTCACTAACTTGTCGGTTTTTAAATCCGTCATTGTAGAGCGACCATGAACTATGACAGTATCGGAATATATAGAGCTATCCAGTCTCGCAAGAGACTGAGCAGCGCCATATATATCACTGATAAGAGGTCGTACACCAAAGGAGAAAGCTAAGAAGTCATTACTGGCTTCGAGCGTTCCCTTTTTAGCACCCTTTGATAGAAAAGCTGCAATCGCCTGCCTAGGGCTAGAAATAAATCTAGCAATACGCGTGACGGAGGAAGCAATAAGATCAAAGGTTTGTGCGCGCTCAGCAATCATGTTACCAATATGTACTTTTTGATCAGAGATATTCTCAAACAAGTTTGAGATAGCTTTATCATCAGCACAACCGGTAAGATAATTGATGTCGATGCCCCCGTAAGTCAACGCACCATCCGGACCGTCGTAAGACGAGCCGAAGTAGCCAGACCTTGCACAGCGTGAATAAACAAAGTCCCCGTTCTTTACCCAGTCAAGATTAGGAGATCCACCGGACGGAAAGAAGCTAGCCGTCCGTTTGATATCCAATTGACCAGTAAAGCCGAGATCGATGATTTCTTCACGTGTGTAGGGGTTCTGGGGTAAAGTGCGAGGCTTATTTCTCACCCAGCGAACAGTACGATAGCCATACTTCATTTTCTGAAGCAGGTTATTGTAAGCTCGCATGCGCAGTTCGTAACGGAAGTAACGAGTATTATATCTTAAGATATACATACGACGGACTTCTTCACGAGCTGCTACTCGCTTCTCCCATGCAATACGCCTAATACGTTCAGATTCTAAGAATCGAATGTATCGCTTCTGATGAGCTCGATAACGCCGCTGAATATAGCGGTACCGAGCAGAGTCAGAGCGTTTCGCCAGTAGACGATATTCTTCACGAACACTAAGTTCGAGAGAAGGAGGTCGTTTAGGTCGAAACGGATGTAAAGACACGGGAGGATTGAAGCGGGGTGGAACAGGCTGGCGAGGAGGTCGGAATTTCTTTGGTTTCCACTCTCTGTGAACTGATTTCTTCACATAAAAGCCAGGAGTACTTACCGAGTTGTACGATGTACTGTTTAAAACGCGGTTCACCGTAGCAACTTGATACGCGTCCTTCTTGGGCTCAGTCCAACGAGCCCAAGGCGACGAAGAAATATAGGTAATCGAGCCGACAGATTGCATACCGGAATTGGCCCAGTAACTAGAGGCCTGGTATGTAAGCTTATCGGTAAGAGATCTATATTTAGTACTCATTTGCAACCCCCAGACGAGAGCAAGGACACAATCGCATTAACCAAACTTATTAATAAGATGGTAATGTCGGTATAGTCCATGATAATCTCCAGTTTGAGGTTTGTAAAGCCGAGTAATCGGCGCTACCAAAGTAGCTAAGAGACCCCCTACGGG